CACTTTGGAAGATTGGAACACCCAATAATACTAACAGAAGATAATGCATGGCAACGTCAATGGGATTGGCAACCTGATAATCAGGGAAGATATATTGAATGTAATATAATAACCAAAGCAACAAGACCAACAAGTCAGGGGGACTAATGAACACAGAAGATAACATGGAACTAAAACTATTAAGAAACAAAGTTAAGTATCTTGAAGATAGAATAGAGGTCATGGCAAAGTCTATTGGTAGTATTAATAATATACTAGGTAGATTTCAAATGACCGAGAACAAGGACATGGAACAAGGGTTCAGGGATATAGATACACATGAGTTAATATAACCTAGAATATCCCATAGGGTATGCAAGAACTGCAATGCTATTTTTGCATACCCCCACATATTGTGTGTCAATAATTATTTACCCATATCGCTTGGAAATATGGGGAGGGGCCCACCCCGGAAGGGGTGGGTATTTTTCATAGAGGTACCAGTCCAGTCAAACCATATAATGAACATCTAATAAGTCGACACCCCCTTTTAATAAATAGGGATCCTAACTCTTCTCTTTATTGCTTAATACATAGAGTTAAGGTATATGTTTTGAACTCATATTGTAGATATGCAAAAAAATATTATAAAAAATCTAGATGGATTAACTCCAGATGAAAGCGCTAAATTACTAGAACTTGAACGAAGCGTAGCTTTAGATGAAGCTCGCCCAAATATTATAGGAAATTTTTTAAGTTTTGTTAAGTATGTTTGGCCAGAATTCATTGAAGGTTCACACCATAAAATTATTAATAAAAAATTTAATGATTTATCTAAAGGTAAAATTAAACGTCTTATTGTCAACATGCCACCCCGACACACGAAGTCTGAGTTTGCATCCTATTTGCTTCCAGCCTGGATGATTGGTAAGAATCCAAAATTAAAAATTATTCAAGCAACCCACACAGCCGATCTTGCAATTGACTTTGGCCGGAAAACTAAAAACTTAGTCGATGAACCCCGATACCGGGAGCTGTTTTCTACACGCCTGCAAGAAGACTCGCAAGCTGCAGGGAAATGGAAAACGGAACAAGGGGGCGAATACTTCGCAGCTGGTGTTGGCGGAGCGATTACAGGAAGGGGTGCAGATTTATTAATTATTGATGATCCCCACAAGGAACAAGATGTAAGAGCAGATGGTAAAGCTTTTGAGAAAGCGATGAACTGGTACACAGCTGGTCCACGTCAAAGACTTCAACCTGGTGGATCTATTGTAATCGTAATGACTAGATGGTCTACGAAAGATGTAACCGGACAATTATTAAAAGCACAAAGTGAAGAAGGATCGGATCAATGGGAGGTTGTAGAACTACCAGCCCTGCTCCCGGATGGAAAACCCGTGTGGCCTGAATATTGGTCAGCAGAAGAATTATTAAAGACTAAAGCTTCAATTCCAGTATCTAATTGGAATGCCCAGTACATGCAACAACCAACAGGAGAAGAAGGAGCTTTAATTAAGAGAACGTGGTGGCGGGATTGGACAGCAAAAAACCCACCTAAATTAGATTATATTATTCAAAGTTACGATACCGCATTTACTAAAGGCACTACATCGGATTACTCAGCGATCACAACTTGGGGTGTGTTCACTCCAGAAGATGGGAGGCAAAATATTATATTAGTAAACGCTTTTAAAGGTCGGTATGAATTTCCAGAACTACGAAGACTTGCCTACCAAGAATATTTGGATTGGCGACCGGACATGGTTATAATCGAGGCCAAGGCATCGGGGTTACCGCTGACTCATGAGTTGAGACAAATGGATATCCCGGTAATAAATTTCACTCCTTCACGTGGAAACGATAAACACACTCGTGTGAATTCTGTTGCACCTTTGTTTGAATCTGGTAAGATATGGGCTCCGTTGCACGAACATTTTGCCCAAGAGGTAGTTGAAGAATGTGCTGCGTTCCCGTATGGGGAGCATGATGACTATGTGGATAGTACAACACAAGCTATTATGAGAATTCGACAAGGTGGCATGATTCGTCACCCTGAAGATTACAAAGAGGAAAAAATTGTGAGGACTAATTTAAAATACTATGGCTAGTAAAAATTTAATCGATATTGCAATGAGATTGGCGACAGAACTGGGTGCTAATACATCCAAGTTCCTCGGTACGAGGTCTAATGTGAGTTTTCTGGGTTCCGGGCCCAAGGATGGCATGCTATTTCAAAAAAACATAAATCCGGAGATGATATCAGTAATTGGACAAGAGAAACTTATACCAGCGATCGAATCTTCAATGTCATATGCAGCAGGGGGTAAATTAAATGATCTCCAAATAAATAAGCTGATTGATAATATGACGGTGATGAAAGAAACACTTAATCCAACTAATATCCTTAAAGGAGACTTTGGCATAGATTCATTAAGAGCAAAATCAGGGATCGGGGAAAGACAACTAACTGAAGCAGCGGGTGATGTTAAATCAATCGATGAAGCAGCAGCGGGAGTTAATGTAGCAGATGCAGCAGCCGATACAAGTCCGTTAATGTCTAGACTAGAAAATAGAATTGGAAACATTAAAAATGAAACAGAACAAGCATCAGCTATTATGGAAACTATTCCTAAAGTGGATCTTCCAGGCAAGCGTGCAGCATCTAGAGAATTTTTAGTTAACAGTTTAAAAGTTGGAGATGAAGCGTCATCAACTACATTATCAGATGTTATGTCAGCACAAGATATGAAATATATTATGGAAGGCGGCGGTGGAGTAATGGGTGATCCTATTGTTCTAGTACAAAAATATTTTGGACCAAGAATCGCTGAAATGGTTCCAGCAAATGCATCATCAGAAGAAATGGTAATATTTACAAGAAGAGTTATGAACAACGTAGAAGATGCAAAAGGTTTTAGACCAGACGAACCTGAGTTTGATGCCATGACTGCAACGTTTGTAGACAACTTAGCTAATGGCGGCAGAGCCGGTTATGCAAAAGGCGGATTAGCTAAAATCCTGGAGCTGTAATGCCTACAGTTGCTAAATACGACAAAAATTATGTAGGTCCAATTAAAAATATTAAAAAATTATTAAACGGAAATTTAATTTATCTTAGATCAAATAAAAACCCTGTAACAGGAGTACAGTCAATAACTGAATTTGAACAAAAACCAAATGAAACTGTTAAGCAGTTTATGAAAAGAATTGCACAAATAACACGTCAAGGTAGATCATCTGCAAGACAAGCGGGTGCAGTATCAACATACGAATTTGCAAAAGAAATTAACAATTGGAGTGACAACTGGTTTAAAAAAAATTTTAAACCAAATCTATATGGACCAAGAGATGCTAATAAATTTTTAAAAAATTTAAAAGACGATTGGGCTAAAGAAGTAAAAGAAAAAGGATATACAAAAACAGGTTTTCGTGAACCTTCAAAAGATGGTTACCCAAATATTTTTAGACGTACTGATAAATATAAAATAGGAAGTTTTCCCATTGATATCGATGTAGATAAAGGAGAGCGTAATATTATAAAAGCTTTTTATGAAAATCAATTAAATACAGATCCAAAGTTTAAAGCAGAACTAAAAACTTATTTTGATTATTTTATAAGAAATAAAAGTGGTGAAGCTAATCAAAGAATAAAAATAGTAGTCCCTGCTGCAAGCAATGCGGTTTATTTATTATCTGATGATTCTGGACTAACAGGTGGTAGCAGAAGCGACATGTTTTCAAAACTACCAGCTTTCACAAAAGACTTTAATAAGTATCAAGCAAAATATTCAAAAAAAACATCTTCTAGTAAAAATTTAGCTCTTATAGAAGAAGCACTTGGCAAAAAAGAAATTAAAAAACTTACTGGTTATGATAGTGTTCGTAAGCTTCAACTTGCAGAAGGTAATGCATTAAGAAAATTATTTGACGTTTCAGAACTTCCAAGAGAACTTCTTTATAGTGTAGAACATGCACAAGGCCTAGCTGTTGTTGCTAGATCCGGTAACAAAAATTTAATGAGAACAGCTATGATAGATTTAGCTGGAATGACTTCAGGTAGAAACACAGAATTAGGATGGGCACCTGGTACTTTTGAAAGAACTAGGAAAAATTTTGTTAACGAAATTCAAGACGGACTTAAAAATAAACAAAATATGAATAAAAAAGTTAAAGAATTAAATGATTTTCTTTTTGCAGAATATAAACAAGGTGTATCTAAAAATAAAAAACCTTACTCTATAGTTAATAATACATTACAGACTAGTGTTATTTCTCAAGCAACTGATCAAAACCAACGTTTTGGTCAATACTTTACTGAGTTAGCTTCTAAACCAGAAGCCACTGAAAATCTTTTAAAACAAATAGACACTAAACCTGAACTAACAAAATTTATTCAAGAAGGGACAGATCCTATTCTTAAATCTCTTAGAAGCACTGTTATAGGTCTTGCTAAAAAAAATACAGACAATTTTTGTAATATTTTAAGTATGCGAAGAGCCGATGGCGGTAGAATGGGTTTTGCTACAGGTGGTAATTGTGCAACCCAAGTAGCAGAAAAATTTGACGAAGATCCGGTTAAGTTTGCACAAGATGTAAATAAAATTCCAGAACAACCTGGTGTAGTCAACAAAGCAAAATCTTTTGCTACTAAATTTTTATCTGTTGCCAAAAAAGGTGGAAGGTTTGGAGCGTTCGCTGCAGTAGGTGCAGCAGGTGCAGGACTTGTTAAAGAATTCATGAATGATGATCCCTCAACTTATTTATCAGATGAGAATCAACAAAAGAATATGTTAATCGATATGATTACACAACCAGTATTAAAACCTAGTATGGAACCAACTACTACAGCATTTGCAGATGCCCAGTTGCCTGTTCTCGGAGCCGTGACTGCAGCGGGTATGGTACCAGGTGGTGCAGAATATTACAAAGATAGAAGAGGAATTAGACCATCAGATAAATTTACAGGACCCATGAAACCGGGTGTTGGAAAAATTAGAGCGGCCGCTAGTCCCATTAGTGGTCTACTTGGAAAAGGACTCGCTGCTACGGGAACACCATTAGGTATGTTGGCTCTTGAGCCTTTATTTATTGGTCACCAAATTGCAGAAGGAGATTCAGCAGGTGAAATTGCAACTAACCCTATGAATTATTTAGGAGCAGCTTTTGCATCCCCATTAACAGAACAAGCTACAAAATTTGCTTCACCAAAAATGGCAAACTTTATGAGATTAGGGATAAGTCCGAGCATGCTTAAGATGGTATCAAGAAGATTTGGATTACCAGGTCTTGCTTTATCTGCTGGTATTAGTGGATATGAAATGTATCAAAATAAAAAAGCAGGAAGGGGGTTATTTGATGACGGTTAAAAACAAAACTCTTGTTGCAAATATGCAACACGTTAAATGGAAGGAAATCCCACCATTAAAGGGACCAGACCCACAAGGCTTGAATATTCCTTTAAAACAAAGTACAACAATCAAGAACTCGGAGAAATTAAATGGCAGATATAGACAAGGCTCTACCAAACGTAGAGACTGAACTTAAGACACCTAGCGACGAAGAAATAGCAATATCGGAACAGAAAACTGTTGAAGAACAAGTTGGTCCTGATGATATTGATGTTGTCCAAGAAGAAGATGGTAGTGCTACAATTAATTTTGACCCATCAGCGGTTAATCAACCCGGTGGTGAAGGTCACGGAGATAATTTAGCAGAATTATTACCCGAAGATGTTTTAGGAAAATTAGGGTCGGAACTTACAGAAAACTACATGACCTATAAATCTGCTAGAAAAGATTGGGAAGATTCTTATACAAAAGGATTAGAATTATTAGGGTTTAAATACGAAAGTCCCACTCAACCGTTTCAAGGAGCTTCAGGTGCAACTCACCCAGTTCTTGCAGAAGCAGTTACACAATTTCAAGCGCAAGCTTACAAAGAATTATTACCAGCCAATGGACCCGTACACACTCAAGTTATTGGGTTACTGGATAGAGCCAGAGAAGACCAATCTGATCGTGTAAAAGAATTCATGAACTATCAGCTCATGGACGTTATGAAAGAGTATGAACCCGAGTTCGATCAAATGCTTTTTTATTTACCACTTAGCGGCTCTGCATTCAAAAAAGTTTATTACGATGAATTATTGGGCAGGGCCGTTTCAAAATTCGTACCCGCTGATGATTTATTAGTTCCCTACACCGCAGCTTCTTTACAAGATGCTGACTCAGTAGTTCATGTTTTAAAAATGTCAGAAAATGATTTAAGAAAAAAACAAGTAGCAGGTTTTTATAGAGATATAGAATTACAACCTGGTTACAATGAAGAAACAGAAGTAGAGAAAAAAGAAAGAGAACTTGAAGGAGTAAAAAGAACCCGTGATGAAGATGTTTTTAGTGTTCTAGAATTTCATACGGACATAGATTTAGAGGGTTTTGAAGACAAAGATTCAACTGGAGAAGAAACAGGAATTAAACTTCCTTACATTGTAACTCTTGAATTAGGAAACAGAGAAATATTATCGATTAGAAGAAACTATGCAGCAGAAGATCCAACTAAGAAAAAACAAGAGTATTTTGTACACTTTAAATTCTTACCGGGAATGGGCTTTTATGGTTTTGGTTTAATTCATATGATAGGTGGTTTGTCAAGAACGGCAACTACTGCACTAAGACAATTATTGGATGCAGGTACTTTAAGTAATCTGCCTTCGGGGTTTAAACAACGTGGAATACGTGTTAGAGATGAGGCTCAAGCAATTCAGCCTGGCGAATTCAGAGATGTCGATGCACCTGGTGGAAACATTAAGGACGCATTTATGCCTTTACCATTTAAAGAACCATCACCGACTTTATTGCAGTTGATGGGGACAGTGGTACAAGCAGGGCAGAGATTTGCCTCCATCGCTGACATGCAGGTCGGGGATGGCAACCAACAAGCAGCTGTTGGAACGACTATAGCTCTCTTAGAACGTGGTTCAAGGGTCATGTCAGCAATACATAAAAGACTATATGTAGCGATGAAGAGTGAGTTCCAGTTATTAGCTGGAGTGTTTAAAACTTATCTACCACCAGAATATCCTTATGATGTTGTGGGTGGACAAAGAAATATTAAAGTTTCAGATTTTGATGACAAGATAGATATTATTCCTGTTGCTGATCCAAATATATTTTCACAATCACAAAGAATTTCTTTAGCACAAACAGAATTACAATTAGCTCAATCTAATCCGCAAATGCACAACTTGTACGAAGCGTACAGACACATGTATGAAGCAATTGGAGTAAAAAATATTGATCAAATATTGCCGCCACCACAACAACCAAGTCCAATGGACCCGGCAACTGAAAATATTTTAGCAATGTCTAATAAACCATTCCAAGCTTTTAAAGGTCAAGACCACCAAGCACATATTACTACCCATTTAAACTTTATGGCGAGCAATGTTGCAAGAAATTCACCTGTGGTAATGGCGACTTTAGAAAAAAACATTTTTGAACACATTTCTTTAATGGCACAAGAGCAATTGGAAGTAGAATTTAGAGATGAAATACAAAAATTAATGCAAATGCAACAAATGGCACAACAAAATCCGCAAATGCAACAAAATCCGCAGTTTCAACAACAAATTATGCAAATGTCTATGGCGTTAGAGTCTAGAAAAGCTAAATTGATTGCTGAATCAACAGAAGAGTTTAGAGATGAGGAAGCTAAAATCACTGGAGAGTATGGTGGAGATCCAATTGCTAAACTTAAAGCCAGAGAGCTTGATTTAAAAGCTATGGACAATAATGTTAGACAAGAACAGGACCAAGAAAAGATTAATATAGAAAAAACTAAAAATCTTATGGGTCAACAACAATTTGATGAGAAAATGGACCAAAATGAAGAATTGGCAGAGCTTAGAGCTGATACTTCTTTGGAAAAAACTCAAATGGGTATTGACGCCAAAAGACAACAAGA